CGGCTCGAATTCGGTTATTAAATAAGTGTTCAACGCCTCGTCCAAAACGGTTTTTCCAACCCGCGCCCATTTGGTCGCGCAATATTCCGTTTTTTGCGTTGCGATATTATAAACCCCGTCAATCGTTGTATCGATCCCCGCGACTAATTCCCTTACTATTTCCGTTATTTCTGCCATTCTATTAAATCCAATACGCGAACCCTTTTTGGTTTCCGCTAAAGTCCGAATAATCGTAACCGTCGGGATTGCTACAAATATAATATTGTATTGTTTTGTAACTCGCCGCCGCTTCATTATAACGTGTGTACATCATAGAATAAAGCGTTGTCGCCCGCTCCGAATTTTCCCCGCTTGGCAAAACTAAGCCAATCGAGGTCGTTTGGTTAACCTGGTCTTTTATGTACTCAAAATATACGAATCCTTTTAACATTTCTTTGAACCCCTCCGAATATATAACACAATGCGCCCTATCTATTCCCAACGCGTTGAAAATCTTTAAAAATCGCGGTTCGGTCGGCGTTCCCGCCCCCAAAACCAAATCCGCCTCGAATAAATCATACAAAGCAACCCCCAAAAGAGTTATTAAATACTTTTTTTCGAAACGGTCGATATATTCTTGCACCCTTGGAACGTCAAACATTCCCGTATGCAATTCAAATTTTCCCTTTGCCGTAAAGTCCGAAACGTTTAAAATATTCATTTAATCAAGTATTTGTCCGAAACCTCGTTTTGTTAATATTTCCGCGACTTGTCCGCCAACAATGTAAATTTTACCTTTAATTTTCATCGTCGCCGCCGTCCCGTTGGATTCGAACTTGTATCGTTTTGAATGATCCAAGTTTAATTCCGCTTTTTTTTCTTTTGGCTTTGGCGTTTCTGCCTTTTCCGTTGCCTTTTTGGGCGTTGGATTTGGTGTTTTCGCTTTTGCCGTTGTTTCCTTTTTTGCCATTTCTTTTTTAATTGTGGGGACGCCGAAACGCCCCCGTTAATTAATTAGTTTGTCGCAAATTATGGTTTGTCGATAACCGCAATGTCCGTTGCAAAATCCCCCGCGACAAATGCGCCGTAATGGTTCGATTTAACATATTGACAAGCTCGCATTTCGGCAAGTACTGTAATTAAATTCTTTGTAAAATCGTCGTTTACATATCCGATTTGAACGTTTAAGTCCTCACGAATTCGCAAATTTGATTTTGTAAAGTCCCCAACTAAGTAAGTCCCAACCGCAACGCCTGGATTCACAATAACGGGAACGGCTTTTACTCTTGTAATTCCGTCAATTGTTATTGTCATTCCGTACGTATAATTGCCCGTTGAATCTTTCGTTAAATCCATACTCGCCGCATCCAATGGATTAAGCAAAATATAGTTTGCATCGAAAAATTGGTTTTGGATTTGTGCAATTGCAATCCTCAAAACGTCCGCTTGGTTTGCGCTTGGTACTAAAGCCGTAAACGTAACGCCCGGAGCAAATGCCGTTGCGTTCGCCAATATGCCCTCCAAATTGTCGCCCAATCCGTCGCCGCTCAAAATTTGCTCGTCCAATTTAAGCTCGACAATTTCCATTAACTCGCCGTTTATTTCGCCTTGCATAAATGGAATGTCCGCGATCATTTCTTTTGATACTTTGATAAATGCCGTTACTTTCTTAACCGCGCAATTTTGTTCAACAATATCAAAATCGGTTTGCGTTTTCAATGCACCCTCCGCGGTCATTCCCGCAACCCCTGGGTCCGCGTTCTTTTGCTCGGTATAAACGACATATTTCGAAGTTGTCCCCCTTGAATTAACAAGTTGACGCATAAATGGACGACGTCTTGCAATTCGTGTCAATCCAACTTCCAAATCGGATAAACCAACCGTTCCGCCCGAATAATTGCCGTCGATTGTCATTGTTCCCGCAACTTTTACGTCGAGTTTTAACAATCCGCCCTTTTCAACCATTCCGTTAATTGCGTCCTTTGCTGATTTATACGCGTCAAAAATTAGAGTTCCAAGGGATTTTCCCGCGTTGTCCTCAACTTTTGGTGTTTCTTTGAGTGCCTCCAATTTGCCCTCGATTTCAGCAATTGCGCTTTTGATCGCGCTATCGTCGAAATTTTCCATTTTTCCCGCAAGCTCCTTTGCCGTTGCGATATCCTCTTTCATTTGCGCCAAATCTTCGCTTTTTGCGAATCCTTGCGTCTTTTCAGCAATTGAGGCGTTAACCTTTTCAATTACTTGTTCGGGTGTTAAATTTTCCAAAACTTTTAGTTTTTAATTATTATTATTTATTCAATTAACCGTTTATTCCTTTAATAACGGCGTTCCAATCAAACGGAACAATTATTTCGTTCGGCTCACTTTTTATTGACTGTTTATTGAACGGGTCAATTTTGGCAAGTGTTAACAATTGCGCGTTTAAATATTTCAATTTCATTTCCAAACTATATTGGCGTTCGTCCGTCCCTTGTCCGTTTATTATTGCTTTTACAACAATATCTATTTCCGCCCCTATTTTATCAATTTTTGCGTCCTTGTCCTCGCTTTTTGAAACGTCGACAACGTTTGTTTCGTCGTTTGCTCCGAATGTAACCGCCGAACCCTCAAACAACGCAACCTCCAAAACCTCAAAATATCCGCCCCCTTGGTTGTCGGTTTCAACAAATCGGATTTTGTCTTGTATATATTTAAATCCAATCGAATGTTCGCGAATAATTCCGTCTTTGTAATCGTTCAATGCGTCGTTTCCAATTGTTGAATTTCCCAATTTACCAACGGCAAACAATCCGTTTTCGTCCTCCGCTAATTCCGTGAATCGTCCAATTTGTTTTTCCCAATTGTGGTATCGTAAAAACGCAATTTTCCGATTCGTTGCGCTATTTGGTCCGCGTTCGCTTATTGATTTTTTGAACGCTCCGGGTCGGATAATATCGTTGTCCGAATCTAAATTGTTAAACTTTGCAAGATAAATCGCGACCTCTCGCGACCCCTCGTTTAAGTCCTTAATTTCAAGGTTTTGCGCCTTTGTTGAATAACTTTTTATTGGTTTTTCCATAATTAAAAAATTGAAACCTTTACAAAAATAACTAAATTTGTCTTATAAATCATACATTTAAAATATGAATAACGGCAATCCTTTGAGTTTTTGGCAATCTTTTTTCGGTTTTGATAGTGAACAAAACGGGCGTTTTATCAACCAAATGTTACCAAGTTCCCCCCGTATTTGGGGACAAAAAACGGCAATTTGGATTGATACAAATAACGCTTTCAAACATTATTCGGAAATCCCAGAATTGCGAACTGTAATAAACAAAAGGGCGTCTTTAATGGCGTCAAATATTCCTCTATTAATAAACGAACAAAACGGCGAGGTTGTAACGGATCATTGGTTGAATGCGTTAATTAAAAAGCCAAATCCGACCCAAAGTTGGTCCGACGTAATTTATTCGTTGAGCGTTAACGACGCTCTTTGGTCGAATGCTTTTGCATACGCTCCGAAACGGTCGTTTGGAATTCGAAATTTAATGTTGCCTTTGCCGTCGGATAAAATGAAAATTTTAACAACGGGCAAGAAATTGTCCCAAATGGAAACAAACGGGTTAATTGCGGGGTTCGAATTCGACTATAATACGGACGTCGAGAAATTGACATTCGACGACGTCGTTTATTTTTCAACCCCCGACGGCGTTAATTTAATAAATCCATCGTCCCGCCTGGAATCTTTAAAATATCCGCTTTCGAATATAAAGGCGAGTTATCATAAAAGGAACGTTTTATTGGAAAATATCGGGGCAATTGGAATATTAAGCGCGAAAAATTCGGACATTGGCGGAGCTATACCAATGACCCCCGAAGATAAAAAGGAAATCCAACAAGATTGGTATAGACGCCAAAAAGACGAATTAATAATTACGGAGGCGGACGTTACTTGGCAACCAATGAGTTTTCCAACTAAAGATTTAATGCTTTTCGAGGAACTCACGGAGGACAAATTGGCAATAATTGACGCGTACGGATTGAATTATAATATTTTTGGACAAATTAAGGGGTCGACATTTGCGAACGTACGGGACG